GGTACCATTGACCGGAATACGGTCGGACGTATGGCCACCGAATATATCAACGATCTTGCACGCCGAGGGCAAAACCCGCTTGCTGGGGCGTTTTGATTGGAGGGGGTGTCATGTATCTAGCTATCAACGGAACTGAAATCTCTGCATATCCCGCAGAGTTTGAAGTAACACTTATGGACCTTGATGATGCCGAATCCACTTTTCGGACAGCCGACGGCACACTCACACGCGACCGAGTAGCGAGAAAAAGACAGATCAGAATGACATGGCGAGCGCTCAGATGGGAGGCGCTCGCCTCTATTTTGCAATCCATGCAAGATGAGTTTTTTGAATTTACCTATCCCGATCCTATGACAGGCACACAGCGCACCGGGACATTTTACGCCGGGGATCGGACAGGGGCATATGCTTTCGAACGAAATGGCGTTTACTGGTGGGACGGTTTGACAATGGTATTGACGGAGAGGTGAGAACATGCAGTCGATTTCCAATATATTCAAGGAATATTTGCGGCAACGTAACCGGGAATGGCTTGTAAAAGTCGATATTGCTGGTGAAGAATACGGCAGTGAAACGATCGTTGATTTTACCGTTGAAACCAGCGTATCGACAGGCGAAGAACTCGAAATCGGTACCGCGAATATTTCAAAACTCACCCTCCGCCTCAAGAAAACCATAACCGTCCCGCCGAACGCTCGTGTCGTGCCCTATGTTGCACTCAGCTTGCCGGAAGAATATGAAGGCAATGCTGGTGTTGCATGGCAGGACAACGAGGATACCTGGGAAACGGCTGATTACCTGTGGAATGGTGCTGTAACCGAGTGGCTGCCGATGGGTGAGTTTTTTGTGGACACCCGCCAAATTGTACAAGGCCATATCCTCGAACTGACATGCGTGGATCGGATGCGGTTCGCAGATATCGCTTATGTTTCGTCGCTGACTTATCCCACGACCATGCAGGCGGTATGGGATGAGGTATGCGAACGTGCCGGTTTTGCGTATGGCGACAGCGTACAGATCAATCCGAGTTATCAGATCGAGGTCGGCCCAGCGGGATATACATGCCGTCAGGTATTGGGTTATATCGCCGCTGCGCACGGTGCTTGTGTGTATGTGGACCGGTGGGGAATCGTACAATGGCGGAAGTTTTCCGCCGTAGATAATCCGGTTGACACGTTCACAAAGGCCGACTATGCTCGCGTGAAAGAAACGGGTCCGGTGAAAACCTATACGCGCATCGTGGTGGTCTACAATCCCGACGATGGGCTTGCGTTTGAGTCCGGATCAGGAGACGAAGCGCATACCCTTTACATCGAAAATCCGTTCGCTACACCGCAGATGGTTCAGAATCTGTACGCGCAGTTGAATGGCTTTTCATATGCGCCCGTTGATATGGATGTCAGGGGCTATCCGCAGTTTGACGCTGGAGATCGAATCCGCTATGGTACTCCGGCTGAAGAGCTGACGTGGAATGCCGCAGACGTTGCGTGGCAAGACGCAGACATCACATGGGATGGCTTCGAAGGCTCACAACCGCAAGGCATCACATTGCTGATGAATGTGCGATACACCTTCAAAGGCGGCCTGCGAATGGAATTCGAAGCCCCCGCGCGGTCGGAGCAGCAAAGCGAATTCCGAGTTGAAGGATATATTACGCAGCAAATCAATCGGCTGCGCGCTACTGCGGTGCGTGAAGGGCGTAGTTATTACGGATTAACCGTCACACGCCAGCGTGGGCTTGAGATCGAGCGCGAGGATCACAAATCCAAAATCACGCTCAACAGTGATGAGATGGACTGGAAGGTCAACGGTCAATCCAGTCTGTATTTTGATGCTCAAGCCGAAAAACTCAAGTTCCGCGGCGATATCGAGATGTTGGGCGGTACTATCTCATGGTCCAACGTCAACGCGCCTGATATAGACGACATTCCCAACCTGAGCGGGCGTTTGACGTATATCGGGCCGACAGGTATTTACTCTGGGACGATCAAAACCGATCAACTGATTGCCGGTACTGCCAAAATCAGCAGCGCGCTTATCGACACAATCAAGGCCAATCAAATTGTCGTGGGAGACAACGGCGAGAAAATCGGTGATGGCTTGATCGCCAGTGCGGCCAACTGGAACGGGAAAACGACGTTGCTGACGCCGACCGGTATTTACACAGGTACCATAGAGGCCAATCAAATCAACGCCGCGTCGCTCTCGGCGATCAGCGCAAACCTTGGAACGGTGACGGCTGGGGTAATTCAAGGTGTCACCATTCTCGGCGGTGTGATTTCGGGCCCGACGATCACCGGCGCGACGGTGACAGGCGGGACAATTCAAACTCAATCGCCTGGATTTTACCCTCGGATTGAGTTGTCGGAGACGAATAACTGGCTCAACTTCGAGGCTTCCTCGACGAGATATCTTCGTATATACCCCGGTGCCGGATTATTTACGCTCGAGATGAGGTACGACGGCAGCATATTTTCAATCGGGAAGGGTCTGGGGTCGGCCCAGTTGTATGCAAACGATAATTTATACTTGTCGAATGGTACATGCGCAATACAGATGGTCGGAAGCACCATACAAATCCATGCCCCAGGCGGCGTTTTTATTGATGGACGCCCCATTTGATATGAGACACTCGGCATAATCTGTCGTATAATCCTAATATAAAGAAGGGTATTAAAGGAGGATTATGCCATGAAAAAGTTTGTTCTCGGGGTTTTATGTGGTGCGTTTTTGTTTGGTGGTACGTCTGTGCTGGCTGAAAGCATTTCGTTGGTCGGCAAAAAAATAGAGAAGGAGATCCCTGTCAACTACAACGGCGAACCCCTTGTGGCTAAAGCGATTGTCGTGGAAGGAACGAGTTATTTGCCGGTTCGGACGATCGGAAACACTCTTGGCGCCGACATCAAATACAGAGATGGGGCGGTGTATGTGGAGAAAGCCAATGATTACGACGCTATAAAAGAAAAAATCGTTAACGATATCAAGCGAGAAATGCGGAAAGAAGAATTGCAGACGGAAATAGCCAAACTACAGGCAGCAAATGAGAAGATTCGAGAAAGTCTTGAAATCGTAGAGAAAGATATTGAAATCGGTACAGAGCAAGGGGCGTATATAGAAGGTTCGCTTATGGCAAAAGCAAATTTGGAAAGTGCCCTGCAAAAAAATCTCCAAAGAATCCAAGAGCTCGAAGCTGAACTTGCCGCGCTCGAACAACAGCAATCCGATCCTGCTGAATCAAAAGAGTAATCCATCACACGCCCCATCAAGGGGCGTTTTCTTTTACCCTCCACTTGGAGGGTTTTTAAGTTTGCCAAGAAAGGAGATCGGCTATGCGTAAAAACAGACTTCCGTTTTGGTTCAATCGCGAGTTCCTGATCATGCTCCTTGCGGCGGGATCGGTCGCCATCAATGTCGGATTCCTCATTCTGACACGCGGATCTTGAATCGAAAACGCCTTGTCGGGGTCTTGATCTCGAATTTCGTGTTAGGCGCAGGCTTTTTGTTGACGATCCGTATTACAGTATCAGCCCCGTAAGCCTCAATCATCAAAGGATACTCGGTGCGAAACGTGGTCGCCCCCACATTTCGCCCATCGTGCATGAACACATAAAAATCCTTTGCTCTTCGAAGCTCGGCTTCTTCCAAAGTCTGATTTTTGGGAGGGATCAATCGAGTATCGAGAACGGTGACAGGTCTTGACGCAAGGTTGGAAATGACGGTTTCTACAGCCCAATAATCGTCGACCGTGTTGTATATTTTTGTATCGATGCGGAGTCTCACAATGGATTGATACCAGTTGTATATTCCCAGAAGCAATGAAATTACGGCAACCCCAAGACTGATATAGCTGATCACGCGGATTCCTCCCTTCGTTGTCACGATTCGACGGCATGGGAGGTTTTTCCTTGCAAACATATGTTTGGAGGTGTCCCATGGCTCACGTCAAACCCATTATCCGCGCCGAGATTGACCCTCTCCAACCTGTGCCGGAGATATGCGCGATCATATCCGCCGTGCTGCCGTATCACCCGGACCGAGAGGAAGCGATCCTGCGCGGTGTGTCAGAAGCGATCGACCGACGGCTGAACGAACTGAAAGGAGATGAACAGAAGGATGCCAAACCGATACGCGAATCTGGTCGGGGCAAATAAGATCAAAGACGAGTGGCAAAAGATTAACGTCGGTTTTGATGCGGTTCAGCAGGACATCGACAATCTGCCTGTAGGCCTCTACCGCAACGCCATCATCAACGGCAACTTCGATGTGTGGCAGCGGGGGACGAGTTTTTCAAACCCTCCGTACAATTCGTATTTCGCCGATCGTTGGCGTCATAACGGCGACGGCACTCTTGGAACATTAACGGTAACTAGACAGGAATTTACGCCTGGCCAAACCGATGTGCCCGGCAATCCGCGATATTATCTTCGGTACGCGCAAACTGTGGCAGGAACGGGTCAAACATACAGAAATTTTCAGCAATTGATCGAAAATGCAGCGCTATTCGCTGGTCAAACTGTAACGGTGAGCTTTTATGCAAAGGCTGTTTCACCAGTATCTATAAGCCTGCGTTTCTTCAGGAATTTTGGAACAGGAGGTTCGCCATCTCCTATTGAGGCCGCTTCGAATTTTGCGAATTTCACTTTCACGACAGCATGGCAAAAGTTTACTGCAACCCTGCAGATATCTTCTGTAAGCGGAAAAACGTTCGGGACCAATAAAGATGATTCTCTTATGATGGTTTTTGGATTTCCAATAAATTCCGCTTACACAATCGACATCGCCCAAGTCCAACTCAACGCCGGCGACGTTGCCCTGCCCTTCCAACCGCGCAGTTTTGCGGAGGAACTGGCGTTGTGTCAGAGGTATTTTGAAAAGTCATATGACGTAGATGTTGCACCCGGGACTGAATTTACGTCATATGGGATGGAAACATGTTTTGCCAATGCGTCGGTCGGCTCTGGTGGGGATCTGAATCTCTTTTGCGCCGGACCACTGCGGTTCAAGGTCTCGAAACGTACAACCCCAACTGTTAATATTTACAACCGAAATACGGGGGCTCTGAACAGCGTGTATAACGATAGCACGGGGCAAAGCATAAGCTTCACGACCCTTGACACATACACTCCGGGGCAAAATCAAGTCAACCTGCGGCTGCTCGGTTTGACCGGATCAAATACAATTAGCGTCGGCGATCTGCTGTCATATCATTGGACGGCTGACGCCGAACTGTAAGGAGGCACGCCATGCGTACAGGCTATAACCACTACATTCGCACGAACGAAACTGGGGAGATCATCCACGGCTTTTCTGACGCGTTCGAGCAGCCGCAGGACGGCGACATCCTTGTGCTCGAAAATGGGCCGCGTCATTTTCATCTGGCGTGGCCCGAGCCGCTCACGAATGAGCGCGGGCAGTATCGGTTCCGCTGGATCGACGGACAGCGCGTCGAGCGGTCGCAGGAAGAGCTGGACGCCGAATGGGCGCAGCGGCCGCCGGGTCCGCCGACACTTGAAGAGCGGCTGGAAGCATCTGAAGAAGCCCTGCGCGCTCTGATGGAGGCGATGAACGATGTTTAAGTTCATTCTCGGCCAGTGGATCATGCGCAAGGTTGATGCAGCATGGGTGCAGGCCCAAGTGCCGCGCTGGATCACGCAGGAGCAGGCAGACGCTATTCTGGCGACATCGCAGATTCCGGGTGACAGCCAATGACCGCCCCGGTGCGAATCTACAACCAGCAGATGCAGCTTGTCGCGCACATCGAAAACGCGCACAAGATCGGATATGAGATGCCCCTCAACAACCTTTGGCGGGCATCTTTTTCTTTGCCGGCCGACGATCCCAAAAACGCCGAATGCAAGCCGCTCTACTACGTCGAGATTTTCGACGGTGACGAGCGGATCGACCTATTCCGCATCGTCCCGCACGCGGCACGCCGGGACAGCAGCGGGCAGACGATCACGTACCAATGCGAGCACGTGTTGGCGACGCTGCTGGATGACGTGCTCTTTCAGTTTCATAC